TGGAAGGATGCATAGGTGCTCATGGTTTGGGTTCCTTGGTTTGAAAGGGTTTGGGCTCAATCTCGGTCTTCAGGGGCTTGGGCAATTCGGTGGCGACGCCGTTTGCAAGCAGCCACTGGGCTGTGCTCTCGTCAACGTCGAGGCGTTCACCAGGCTCACAGGTCTTGCCGGCGTGCGTGTGAGGTTTCAATAAAGCAAGTGCTGTCATGGCTTTCATCCAATCATTGAGATGTCACTGGCCAGGGTTCGGTAAGTGATCTGGTAGCGCGCCGGAATGGCGGCAGCAGCGGCGTCAGCGTCCTCCACGTCCCACTCGCATTCGAGCTCCCTTATGCCAAGACACAGGCCAGCGAGGTTGGCGCTGGCAAAGAGCGCGGCGTGCGCCGCTACCAGCAGCGCGTCCGCAATCGCCTCGGGCGCGCTAATCGCTGTTTCACGTGCAACGGCCACCATGCGCAGCACCAGTTGGCGTTCGACACGGTCGTTGATGCGCGGCGTGACGGCATCGGACTCGGGGAAGATCAGCAGCGCGGGTGAGTGCTCACGGGTGATGCCGGTGGTGGGGGAGCGCAGGACTTGCGCGCCCTGCAGCGATGCCACAGGTGCGAGCAGCTGCACAACAGATTGCAGGATTCGCTCGCGAACGGATTGCGTCATTTCAGAGACTCCTACAACCGTGCCAGGGTCGCTCTGCACTCAGACCCATCCCCAATCGCAGTGACTTCCCGCACGCGGTAGGACTGACCCGAGATGTCAATCGTGCTGCCTGCCACCAGATCAGTGATCCAGGTGAGGGGATAACGGATCGAGTAGTCCCGGCTCACACCCATGCCCGAGAGGACATCCTCGTCCGGTGCGCGCAAATCAACCATGACCTGCTGCGCACCGAACAAGGCGGGCTTGAGCAGTCCCGCGTTGTTGGCCGCTGCGTACATGAACTCGACGCTGACCATCAGGCCATCGTGAGCTTGACCAGCACACCGGGGCGGTGGCACATGGGCAGCGGATTGCTCTGGGTGTGCAGGTCGGTACCGCGCTCGAATTTGCGCGGCTCCTGCTTGGCATAGAGCACCTGTCCGAGCGTGTTGACCGTCTCGTTGAAGTCGGCCGGGGCGATATAGGTACCGAAGGTGTCCACCGTGCCCAGAGGAAAGGCATGGGCTTCACCGGCAGCGATGAAACGGCGCACATTCCCATCGATGTCGCTGGCTTGGCCACGGTATTCCTCGAAGGTCAGACCGCCGAAGGAGAAAGCCTGGCGCACATCGTCGCGCAGCATCGCGCCTTGGGCATAGTTTTCATAAGCCTTGTTGACTTTGGCGTGGCCGACCAGCTTTTCGAAGAACTCGGGTGAGCACAGGCAGTGGATGCCGGTCATGAACTCGCCGCGCAGGTTGTCGTCGACATGGCGCAGCACCTCGAAGCAATTCTTGCGAACATCAGTGCCATCGACATTCAGGCCGAAGCTGACCGTCTTGGGCGTGATCTCGAACTCGTTATAGAGGTTGTAGAGCACCGAGCCGTCGGAATCCAGAATCGCCCCCTTCAGGGCGCCCATGCGCAGGTGTTCGAGTGTCAGCGAATGCTTGTTGCGCATACGCTCCAGATGGCTGGCCAGCACCGTTGCCACGGTTTCCATTTCGGTCTCGGAACCGAAGGCACGGATGCCCTGTACCTCCTCGGGCAGCACCACATCGTCATGCGGAATGTGCGGCACAACAAAGGAACGGAGCTTGCGCTTGTCCCTAAACCCGACTGAACTGGGGCTACCCACCGGCAGGGTCGGCAGCAGATTGAGCGTGCCATTGCGCTCTTCGACCAGAATCTGGCGGGAGCGAACCGGTTTGAAGGGAAACAGGTTCATCTGCTCCAGACGCCCGTAACGGTTGGGCAGCAGATTGATGGCCAGAGTCAAAGCTGCCATCGAGAAGCCTGGATTGTTGAATGGGTTTTGCATAAAGAATCTCCAGAAGTACAAAACCCGCCCAGCGCGTAGGCACCGAAGCGGGCTTCAGGGAAGGAAGGAAGTTGCTTGCGCGGATGAAGGTCCAGGCTTGGATCAGGCGCTGGTGCGTATCAGGATGCCAATGTCTTCAAGGTGGCGGACTGCCGCCTGCTTGATGTCAGCATCGATGCCAACGGGCCACAGGACCAGCTTTTCTGCAACCATGGCGTGACGTGCGAGCAGCAAGGCGTCCTCGCGGTCGATCAGTGTTGCATCGATGTCGCCGAGCAGGATACCAACAGGGGTATCCGTACCGTCGGTCGCGACCGGATCAAACGCCTGGTGTTTGTCGTCCGCGGTTCGGCGACCCAGGACCGTGCCCATGGCGAGGTTCTGGCCAGCGGCAATGGTGATGGCGCTGCGCGAATAGAACTGGGGTGCTTCAAACTTGAGCAGATCGCCCAGGGTGGGTAGTGAATTGATTGAGGGCATGAATTACTCCTTGGAGTTGAGTTTCTTGACGGCCGCCACGATCGGGGAGGACTGGGGCGAGGCTGCGGGCGATGGGCTTCCGGTACCGGTACCGCTTGCAGCGGGCAACGTGGACTGAATGCCAAGCGCGTCACTGGCCGAGGCTCGTGCTTCGATCAGGCTGCGACGCACCTCCATCTCGGTCTTGCCGGCAGCGATGAACTGCGCGGCGCGATCCGGGCAGCCTGCGATCAGGCACATCTCGGCAATGGCCTGCACGCTTTGCTGCAGCTGCTCTGTGGCAGCCTGTGCCCCGTCCTTGCGGGCTTCGCTGATCAGGTTTGCAAGGGATTCAGGTGTCGCAGCGATGGCAGTTGCGGTTGGCGCAGCGGTCACTGGGCTGGCTGGCAGCGGTGCGGCGGCAACGCTCGCCGTGTTCGCTTCAGCGGATGGATGGATGATGGGGTCGGAATTTTCTTGAGGCATTGAAGTCTCCTTGGTTGATAAAGCTTGGTTCGGTGTGGAATTGGTTTTGGCCTGAGGGCTTGCTCGCGCCTGTGCAGGTCCGGCAAGGACGGACAGCGACGGAGTGCGCAGGCGACTTGTGCGCAGTTGGTTCTTCATGTCAGAGATGGCGGCTTCCAGACTCAGCACACCGTCTGCCAGACCGGCCTTGACGGCGTCCTCGCCAAAGAACAATGCCGCCTGCGTACTGCGCACTGCCTGCACCTTGATGCCTCGCATCTGCGCGACTTGGTCGGTAAAGAGGGCGTAGAGCCGATCAACTTCCGCCTGCAGACTGGCATGGGCCTGAATTGAGAGCGGCTCGTGCGGCGAGAAGTCGTTCTTGTGCTCGCCGGCAGTAATCGCCGTGTAGCGAAGTCCGTCTGTAGCATCCTTCGCCGACTGGTCCACATGCAGAGCGATCACCCCGATCGAACCCACACCTGCTGTTTCGGTAATAAAGAGCCGCTCAGCGCTGGCTGCAATGGCATAAGCAGCGGAGAATGCCGCGTCATTGGCGACAGCCCAGATTGGCTTTTGCTGAGCGGCGGCACGGATTCGGCGGGCGAGTTCAAACACACCTGCCGCCTCACCACCAGGGGAGTCGATATCAAGCACGATGCCAGACACACCAGGATCCGCAACAGCACTGTCGATCTGATCGGCGATGGCCGCATAGCTGGTCAATCCCGATTCAACCTGCAGACCAACCGTGCGTTTGACCAGACTGCCGTAGATGGGAATCACGGCGATACCGGTGTGCATGGCATCCATCGCTGTCAGATCAATGGTGGAAGCCGCTATGGCAATTCCGCCCGGCTGCACGGTGCTGGCGATATCGATCACCGAGTCACGAGCTATTCTGTGCAGATCTGGACTCACAGACAGGCGCGGCATCAGCACCGACAGAATCACGTCAAGCTTGGCGCGGGCGATAAGAAGCGGAGTGCCGAACACACGGCACGCAAGATGTGGCAACAAGGTGTCTCCTAGATTGAAGTGCTGTCGGGGTTGGACGCAGAGGCGTCCACAGCGGTCGTCTGTCCTGGCGCAGGCCTGGTAGCGGAGGGTTGGTCCTTGCGTGGATCGGAATCGAATACCAGTCCAAGCTCATCGGCACGTCTGTTGTCCGCAGCGATTTCGCGGTCAATGTCTTCAGCGTCGTAGCCAAAGCCCGAGATCGCCTCGGACCTGGACATCAGCCCTGCCCGAATCGCGGTCAGCATGGCGTCGAACTCCTTCTTCGGGTCGACCCATTGCCAGCCCTGCGGGATCCATTTGGCTGCCAGGTACTCACGCCGGCGTGTGGCAAAGCCGGGCAAAGTAATTGCGCCCTCGATCACCGCCTGTTCTATCCAGGCCTTCCAGATCGGTCGGCACAACTGGTGCACGATGACACCATGCTGAATCGCTTCACAACGCCGCCTGAATTCCAGCAAGCCAGCCCGGATGGAGGAGTAGTTGACCTGGGTGAGGTCACCCGTGAGCATCTCGTAGGTGATGCCCATCGCGGCGGCCACCGCCCTGAACTGCATGCGCAGGAATTCGGAGTAACTTGCACCGACGTCCGCTGGTTGGCTGAACTTCACGTCCTCACCAGGCTCCAAAAACTGCAGCGTGCCGGGCTCCAGACCAGCCAGTGACACCCCATTGGCGTCCGCCGGCCCTTCGCCCATCAAATTGTCTTCAGGCGCCATGCGCGTGATAAAGCCGGCAAACATCGCTGCCGTCTTCTTGCGCACCAGTTCTGCGTCGTCGTACTGGTCGAGTTCATTGAGCTTGACCAGCGCCCGCGCAAGCCACGGCTCATCGCGGATCTGGCCCGGCCGCAATGGCCGAAACAAGTGAATGATTTCCGCCGCAGGAACCCGGACTGTGTCCATGCCGCCAGCACCTGACATAGGCGCCAGCATGCCATCACCCGGGTGCGAGCGGTACAGGTGGTAAGCCACACGCCGCCCCAGGCGATCAAACTCGATGCCGGCGCGCACGGTGTTGCCCGGACCCGAGCTATTGGGTCCTGGCGCCAATTCGGTGTTCATCGAGGTCGGCAAGTGCTCGGGCTCCAGCACCTGCAGTTGCATTGCCACAGCCAGACCATCTTCAGACCGGCGATAGCGAATCCGGATCAGTGCTTCGCCGCCTTCCATCATGGCCCGGCAGGCCAGCGACTGCAGACCGTAGAAGTCGGTGAGGCCCGCCCCGTCGGCGTCCTCACACCAGTCGCGCCACAGGGCATGGATGGATTCGCGCACAGCGTTACCGTCCTCCAGGACGTCTGCGGTCTTGCGCAGGTTGTTGTAGAACTCCAACTTGGCGATGCCGACGGTCACCGAGAACAGCTTGATGCCGCGGCGCAGCTTGCGTCCTCCTTGCGTGACATCAACCGCTGTGGGCGTTCCGATTAGGGCCGCCCCTCGCGCCACGCCTTTGACTGCCATGACCCTCGGGTCTCGGACGGATCGCACGAAGGCATAAGCCTCCTGCGTGGCAAAGCCTGTATCCAACGCAAAGCGGGCCAGTGGCAGGGATGCACCTGACTCGTGCGTCCAGGTCTCGGTCAACATCTCCCGCAGGCGCTTCCACACGTCATCACGCGCGGTATCACCCATCAGCACCCGGTGCTCGATCAACCAGGATTCCTTGCCGACACCAAAGGCCCAGACCGATGCTTCGATTCGGTCCTTTTGCACGTCAGCACCGCCCACCAGCAGCAAGCCACCAGCGGGCACGGTACCAATCTTGTAATCCTCACGGCGCTCCAGCAGGCGCTGCCAGTCCGGTGCCTCACCCTCTTCGACCCAGGTTTCCCCAAGTTCGGTGTTCTTGAAGGTCTTGATGGCTGCTGCTGATCCGGATTCCTTGCTCACTGCGCTCTCCCAGGCCGCAGCGATATCACGCCAACTGCGCCAGCCTACCGGGCTGTACAGGCTTGAGAGATGAAAGCCGGCAGTCCTCTTGGCCTTGCTGCCACGCCCTTGCTGGCTGGCATCACCTTCGAGCATGCTTTGCCACTGGCCGTTTTCCAGCATCTGCGTCTTGTGGTGCTCGGCAACGCTCTGCTCACAGGACTCGCACACATAGGCTGCCGTCCCAGGCATCCCTTTCTCCCAGCGCAACTGCTCAAAGCGCAACCACTGCATGTGCTTGCAATACGGACAGGGCACAAAGTAGCGCCGCTGATCACTTGCCTCAAATTCGCGCTCGATGGCTGACACCCCAGCGATGGTCGGGGTCGACACAATGAATATCTTGCGCCGGGTGAAGGTTCGGGTGCGCGCTTCAGCCAGTGAAATCGCATCGCCTTCGCCTTCAACGTCCAGCGGATAACCATCGACTTCGTCCAAAAACAGGTAACGCACTGGCATCGACCTCAGGCCGACGGCGCTGTTGGCGCCGACCATGCGCAGCACGCCGCCGCGAAACTCCTTGGACAAAATGGTATTGCCAGAGTCCCGGCTGCGTGCCGGCATGATCAGTCCGGCCAGCACCGCAGACTCCTCGATCAAGGAATCAATGCGTTGCTTTGAATTGTTTTTGGCCATGTCCACCGTGGGCCAGACCGCCATCATGGGGCCCGGCGCGTGGTGGATCACATAGCCTATCCAGTTATTGCCACATTCAGTTTTTCCAAGTTGAGCGCCAGCCATGAACACGATGCGCTCCACCGCAGAGGTGGGCGACAGGGTGTCCATGATTTCCTTCAGATAGGGCGTTCGACTGGTACGCCAGCGCCCCGGCTCTGAGGACGCCACACTGGAAAGCATTCGGTGCTGGTCCGCCCACTCGGAGACTGTAAGCAAGGGATCGGGCATCAATCCTTCGCGCCAGGCACGCTCGATTTCTTCAGCGCCTTCGTAATCTTCCATGTTCTGTGCTGGTCTCAATCGACTCGGGGGCTAAGGTTCCCGAGTTCCTGTAAGTGTTCGCGTACTGCACTCTCTAGCGAGACGTGCATGGTGTGCGTATCAACCTCCAACTTGGCCGCCATCTGCGCCGAGATCCGCGCAGGCCAGTTCAACCAGGCGTCTCGTTCTGACCTTGCCAGCTTGAAGACATGAGCTATCGCCTGGGGTCTGTCAACCAATTCGCCCTTGAGTCGGGCCAGGCGCACCTTGTTGGTCTGCGCCTTGACCACCTCGTTGACGGTACGGGCCTGCAGCAATGATGTGCCGCCGGTGCCGCCGACATTGGCGGAGCCGGTTGCGCCGATACCGGCAGTCGTGCCAGAACTGCTTCTTTCAACGCCGCCGCCATCAACGTCCGGCACCTTAACTTTGACCATCGGCCTTTGGGTGCCGATGTTGGGCGCACTGGTATTGCGCTCCCACTGAGCATCGGCCTGATTTGCATCAATCGTCCCGTCAGCTTCTGGCGTGACGCGACCGCTGCGGATGGCCTTGTGCACGGCGGTGTCGGTGACCCCGCGGTGACGGGCGTAGGCGCGAATCGAGATTCCCATTGGTTTCTTTAATCATTTCTTGGACTTCTTGCAGATAAAGCTTGCCTTCCATCCGAAACAGAGCGTTCATCACGTCCCCGCATCAACCATCAATGGGAAACGCAAATGAGTCAGATCGAAACCATCCTCACCTTGATCGCCAGCAAGCACCTCGGGATCGAGACCCTTCAAACACGAAAGTCAGATCGCCTGGACTTCCACGACACCGCCGTCTGGTGCATCAGGGACGCCCTGGAAGCAGCCTTCAAGGCCGGTGTCGAACTCGGCGCATCGATGCCCAAAGCGACTGAGTCAGAAATTGGCAACGCCTGATCAAAAGAATTTGAAGTCAAGCAAAAAGTGCTTGGCTTTAACAGCGAACAGCGCGTTCATCACATCCCCTCAATCAACCATCCAAGGAAATGAATCATGAGCACCACCCAACTCACGACAACCCAAACCCAAGTCCTGCAGCACGCGCTGGACCACAACAGCGGACGCATCGACTGGTTCCCCGACAGCGTCAAGGGTGGCGCAAGAAAGAAAGTGCTGGACGGACTCTTCAACCGCGCACTGATCACCAGCAACGGAACCGATTGGTTCGTTGCCGCCGAGGGCTACGACGCCCTTGGCTGCGACAGACCGGTTGCTCGCATCAACGCCCCAGACCCCGAACTGGAGGCCAGCGTGGCGCGGGCTGAGGCCACGTGGGCGCACGACGCTGTTGCCAAGGACTGCGCGCCAGCACAGCAGCCACTACCCAAACTACCCAAGACGGTGCGCACCCGTGCCGACAGCAAGCAGGCCATGGTGATCGCCATGCTCACGCGCGCCGAGGGCGCCACCATCAAACAGATCTGCGAGGCGACGCTTTGGCAGGCGCACACCGTGAGGGGCTATGCCGAGTGCCGGGCTATGCCGTGTTAAGCCATTGCTAGTTAGAAGGCTTGCACAACTTCACTCGGCATAGTCTTGTGCCTTAAAGATCTTTCAGAAACTTCATCAACCTATCATCTGGTCGAAAACGCCCAGGCTTTCCTTCTGGCGGTGCAGTTTTGGCCAACGCTTGCTCCTTCATTTCCATATTGGCATCCAGGTAGATTTGTGTCGTCTCAACTGATTCATGTCCAAGCCACAAGGCAATCACACTTCGATCCATGCCAGCCTGCAGCATTTCCATGGCGTTTGTGTGACGCAGCATATGAGGTGTGATTCGCCGTGTTTGCAGTAAGGGGCATGAAATAGCCGCAGCATCGACATGTTTGGTTAGCAGATATTGCACACCATCGGCACTCAATGCATTCCCTCGGGCGCTGGGAAACACGATTGCTTCGCCTTGGTCTGGTATCTCCCGGAACCAAGCCTTGAGCACCACCACAGTTTGCTTGGTCAGCGGGATGACTCGCTCCTTTCGACCTTTGCCAAGAACTCTAATATGGGCTCCCGTACCCAAAACCACGGCGCCGCGCTGGATGCTGGTAAGTTCTGACACACGCAAGCCGCATTGAACGGCGAGTAATAGCAGTGCGTGGTCACGTCGCCCCGACCATGTGTTTGCATCGGGGGCGGCCAGCAAAGCATCGACTTCTGACCGGTTCAAAAAACCAACTTGATTGCGGATGAATCGTTGATTTGGAATTGCCAATACTCGCTGAATTTGTGCGGCATGGTCTGGCACCTCAAAGGCGGCAAAGCGGAAAAATGCCCGAATGGCGGTAAGACGCAGATTTCGACTTCGGGCAGAGATGCCACGTGCAGTCTCCATTTCGTTGAGGAACGCAGCAATCAATGGCGCATCTATTTGTTGAAACGCAAGCTGACTGGGTGCCTTTCCCAACTTCTTTTTGGCGTAGTGCAACAACAAGCTAAAACTATCGCGGTAGGAACTAATCGTATGAGGGCTGGCACGACGCTGTTGCATCAGACGCGTTGTAAAGAACCCTTCCAAAAGGGCGGGGAAGGATTGAGTGGTGCTCATGATCGTCTCTCCCAGCCTTGTTCAAATCTTGCAACCGCCGCAACCATAAGTTCTGGACACGCGTTGAGATACCAGTAGGTAGCTGTTGTAACGGAGTGAGTTCATCTTGGACAGCTGGGGCAACGACGCCTTTCTCTACCAAAATGGACGATAAACGTCGCAAGGTCAAGTGATCGCCATGACGCGGGGAGCGGTGTACCGTGTAGTACTGCCAAAAGCGTTTAAATTGCTCAGGCGTTAGCTCGGGTGATGTCAATTTGTGCTGCTGCATCCAGTGACCGAAATTGGCAACTAACCGGACGGCATATTGAATAGCTTGATGACGATAGCCTTGATCCACCAACTGCTGGGCCAGCTCATCGACATACTCGCCTAGCGGGCTGGTTCGTGCGTGGCTCAATGCCCTACGCATGTTTCGTAAATGTTGTTGTTCCACAATTGATCTCCTTCAGTATGGGCAAAAGCCCGGGGAGAAGATCAAACTATGCCGAGTGAAGTTGTGCAAGCCTTCTAACTAGCAATGGCTTAACACGGCATAGCCCGGCACTCGGCATAGCCGCGTTTGGACTAACCCGCTGACGCGTGAACTGGTTCGCTAGCCCCGCAGGACACCTCAGACTTTTCAGCACTCTCCTTTTGCAGGACGATGAACTTGCTGCTCGCAGCCCTTCATCCCTTCAATCCGCAAAGGAGCATTGCCATGACACCGCTACGCCAGCGGATGCTCGAAGACATGGGCATCCGCAACCTCTCCGCAAACACACAGCTGTCGTACCTGCAGCAGGTCTCGTCCTACGCCAAACATTTCCACCGATCGCCTGAGGGGCTGGGACCCGACGATATTCGCGCCTATCAAGTCCATCTGACAACCGATCGCAAACTCTCGGCCGCCAGCATTGGCATTGCAACGTCCGCGCTGCGCTTTCTCTACAAGGTCACGCTCAAGCAGGACTGGGCGCCAGACGAGATACCGATGCCCAAGAAGCCGTTCAAGCTCCCGGTGGTCTTGAGCCCTGAGGAGGTCATGCACTTCCTGGACTGCATCGAAAGCATCAAGCACAAGACCATTTTGATGACGGCGTATGCGGCTGGGCTGCGCGTGTCCGAGGCCATTCACCTGAAGGTGACAGACATCGACAGCCAACGCATGGTGCTCCGTGTCGACCAGGGAAAGGGAAACAAGGACCGCTATGTGATGCTTTCACCTCGGTTGCTCGATGTGCTGCGCGCGTACTGGAGGCTCGAACGCCCAGATTTCTGGCTGTTTCCGGGCAATATACCGGGCAAGCCAATCACGCGTGATGCGGTCGGTCAGGCGTGCCAGAAGGCACATCGCGCTACCGGCATCACCAAACCCATTACCCCTCATTCCTTGCGACACGCGTTTGCGACGCACCTGCTGGAGTCCGGCACCGACGTGCGCCGCATCCAGTTGCTGCTGGGACATCGCAGCCTGGCCACTACCTCGCGCTATCTGAAGATCGCCACCAGCACCGTATGTGCGACGGTCAGCCCGTTCGATCTGCTGCCCAAGGCGGACTCGCCGCAACCGGCTGTCAATCCGCAGGTTCATTTCTGAAGGCCAGCGGTGCGCCCTGTCGGGCTCGAAGTGGCGGACATCTTTCGCCAGGTCGGGCCGTCCTACCGTGAAGACCATGTAACGGCGCTGAGTTCCGGGCAGCGACGCGTTATGAATGCCATTGAGCAATGTCGCACTGCCGCTCTGGGTGGCCACGTTGAGCAATGCGATGCCTGTGGCCACCAGCGCATCGCCTTCAACAGTTGCCGCAATCGCCATTGCCCAAAGTGTCAGTCGCTGCTACGCGCTCAGTGGCTTGAAGACCGGCAGACTGAACTGCTGCCGGTTGAGTATTTCCATGTCGTCTTCACAGTTCCGCAGGAGATTGCCGCGATTGCGTACCAGAACAAGGCTGTGGTGTACGACATCCTGTTCCGAACAACCGCCGAGACGCTTCGCACCATTGCCGGCGACCCCAAGCATCTGGGTGCCGAGATCGGCTTCATCGCAATTCTGCACACCTGGGGTCAGAATCTGATGCATCACCCGCATCTGCACTGCGTGGTGCCCGGCGGGGGAGTAGCACCGAACGGTGAGCGTTGGGTCTCGTGCCGCCCAGGCTTCTTTCTGCCTGTACGGGTTCTCTCCCGTTTGTTTCGCCGCCTGTTCCTCGCTCAGTTACAACTGGCCTTCGATCACGGCGAACTGCAATTCTTCAATAGTCTTGAGGCGCTGAGCAATCGCGTTGCCCTCGCCAAACATCTGGCGCCAGCGTCGCGTGCCAAGTGGGTGGTCTACGCCAAACCGCCATTCGGTGGCCCCAAACAAGTGCTGGAATATCTTGGTCGTTATACCCATCGCGTGGCGATCTCCAACAACCGCCTGCGTGAGTTCAGCGATGGGGTGGTCACGTTCGCCTGGAAGGACTACCGCCACGAGTCGCGCAACAAAACCATGTGCCTGGACGCACACGAGTTCATTCGCCGCTTCTTGCTGCATGTTCTGCCATCGGGATTCCAGCGAATCCGTCACTACGGGCTGCTGGCCAACCGCTATCGAGAGGCCAGGCTGAAGCAATGCCGGGACTTGCTGGCGGCGCCAGCGCCGGTGGTGGTGAGTGAGATCGATATTGAGGACTACCGCGACCGCTATCAGCGCCTCACTGGCGTGTCGCTGCGTGACTGCGCCCATTGCGGGCATGGACAGATGGTGCGCATCGAAACGTTACTGCCACGGGCCTTGCCGCGCGGACCACCGCCCACTGCACCATGAACCAAAACTTCGCCACATTCACCGTCGCTTCTCAGTCGGCATCTCGAAGCGATTGCCCCCACTTTGTCTGTTCACAGAGTTTCTTGGAGATGGCGGCGCGTCACTGCGAAAACTTATCCACGACAGGTACGCAAAAGTCGCGCAAACTTCGGTTGCACACGAGCCTTGCACAACTCGACTGCCAGCATCTTCGGATCCATGCACAGCCAATGCGTGTGCTGCTGATTCAATACCCATAGCACGCCACCGCCTCAGGTAGCGGCTTAGTCCAACGGGATCTTTAGCCCACCGTTCGCGGAACGGTCGACCCAGCTTTGCTTCAGCTTTCTAGCCCGCGACCGCCAGGCTAAAGACGCTCTGCATTATTCCGATCTCGGAATAAGAGGGGCACCTTGGCCGGTGCCATCAAGAAGAAGCTCGGACTCACCATCACGTCCACCAAGGACGCCGGTGCAGAACGCCGCTACCGCATCACCAACTGAGAGGAGCTGCAGCCATGAACCTCATCACGATTCTTCGGTCCCTGCGCGAACAACCTCGGCCTCTGAAGGTTGAGGAAGACCTCTATCTGAAGCACTTGAATGAAGAAGTGCAGAAGGCCGAGACCGACGGCCAGCGTTGGCGAATTCTTGAGCAGGCGGGCTTGATAGAAGGCCACGATTTCAACTTCGACGATGACCTTGTCGGGGTCTTGAACAAGCTCCACCGGGCCACCATGAATTGAAATTGTCGGCATCAAATATTTTTGTTGAATTGCTTGACTTCGCTCCGAAGTGAAGCGTTCATACAGATGTCGTGATTGACGACGCCAAACCAAGGAAATCACCGTGAGCACCATGACCATCACCATCGAACGCACCCCTCGCACTTTGCAGTGGGGCGCACAGACCATTGCCGTTGAGGAATTGAGTGTGCGTCTGCCCTTTGCCCGTAAGCCCGTTGACTTGAGCGAGGTCGGCGGGACCGGGCTGAACAAGGTCTTTGTGACAGAGACGCGCGAACTCACACCATCCGAATTCGATGCCTTCGCCGCCACACTGCTGCAATCACGCGATTGGCTCAGTGGCAAAGGCGGCGGCACTCAGGACGGTTACTTCTGCGTCGAGGTCACCGCACCGGGTCGCCCCTACCTCTATATCAATCCGGAAGGGTCGGACTACGGGAGGTATGTTGCGGCCCTACACAGATGATCAAAAAAAGATGCAGATAGCGCTTGGCTTCTCTCGGAAGAAGCGCGTTACTTCAGGTGTCGAAACAATCAACAAGGAAGCCAACATGGGTACCAACACCAGCACCAGCACCAACATCCCTGCCACAGAAAACGAAGCATGGGGCTTCTGGGGCACCATGCAAGAGGAAGCACCAGCAGCATGGGCGATCGCACTGCCTGCCATTGCAATGGTCACTGGCACTGAACTCGACGCCGCACGCGCCTTCCTGGACAGCCACCATGGCCGCCACTTTGCTGACGAAGTTCGAAACCATTTGCTCAAGGGCAAGGCCCTGGCCGATGCGATCAACGCCGCAATCACCGAATGGATGGGCTGGACGATTGGACGCCAGACCAGCAAGCAATACGGCATCCCGCGCGGCCTGCCCTACCTGACTGGCTTTGTGATCCACTGCGGCATCGTCGAAGAGGCTACGCCAACGCAGCAGTGAATCAGATTATTGGTTTTAATTCGTAGCTGGTACTGCGCCCACCGGCTGCGGACTTCATCAGCACACCGCGATCGAGCAGATCGGTGATGTCTCGTAAGGCGGTGTCTGGTGAGCACTTGGCGATCACTGCCCATTTGCTGCTGGTCAGTTTGCCTTCAAAACCGTCTAACAGTTTGTTGAGCAGTTTGATCTGGCGCTCATTCATAGACGTACCAACCCATTGCCGCCAGAAATTCGCCTTGACCAGCACGGCCGAGAGCGTCTCACGCGCACCTTCTATGGCGCGCAGCAAGCAACCCAGAAACCATTCCAGCCAATCGCTTACATCGAGCGTTCCCTTTTGCGTGTGCTCCAGCATGTCGTAGTAATCCTTGCGCTCACGCTGGATCTGGGCCGACAAGCTATAGAAGCGCTGCGCTGATTGTTCAGCCCGGGCCAGCGCCATGTCGCCGACGGCGCGGGCCATCCGCCCGTTGCCATCTTCAAAAGGATGGATGGTGACAAACCATAGGTGGGCCAGGCCTGCCTTGATGACCGGGTCGTCGTGCTGATCGACTTCCAGCCAGAGCAGAAATTCATCTAGCTCTGCATCAAGCAATGCAGCAGGCGGCGCCTCGTAATGAACTTTGCGCCGGTGCACCGGACCAGAGACAACCTGCATCGCCCCGTGTGCATCGTCGCGCAGGGCGCCGACGCGAATCACGCTCAGCCCACTAAAGCCAGTCGGAAACATCGCTGCATGCCAGCCAAACAGCCGATCGGGCGTCAGACGGCTCTGATACTGCTGCGTGGCGTCGAGCACCATGTCCACCACGCCCTCGACGTGACGGTCTGCCGCAGCCAGTGCCCCAATGTCCACACCCAGGCGCCGGGCCAGCGATGAACGAACTGACTCCGCATTGAGTTTCTCGCCCTCGATCTCGCTGCTCTTGAGCACGTCCTCCGTCAGCACCTGCAAGGTGGCCTGATCGCGCAAGTCCATGCCCAGATCGTGCATCCGGCCCAGCAAATTGCCTTGCGCCTGGTGTACTTGCGCCAACAAGCGGGCGAGCCGCCTGGAGTCATACGCCCAGTGTGGCCAGTTGTCATGCTGCCAGATGTACCGTTTATATCCGCTTATCATGCGGTGATTATGGTTGGCATTCGCCGCAAGGTCAAGTTATTCACCGCAATTCATGCGTTGCTTGGCGAGCGCAATCACCGCATACCCATGACATTCAGCGCGACTGCTTCACGCTTGTACTTCCGTTTCCTGGCCGGTGCCAACATCGCCAGCCAGATCATCAAACCCTACCCCATCGAATTCGCGGGTGGCAAGTTTGCCGGTCCAGTCTTGCCAGCGGCGGACAATAACGTCAACGTATTTCGGATCAAGTTCCATCAAGAACGCATTGCGACCGGACTTTTCGGCGGCGATCAGTGTGGTACCGGAGCCGCCAAAGGGATCCAGGACCGAGTTGCCCGGGCGGCTTGAGTTCCGTATTGCTCGCTCAACCAGTTCGACCGGTTTCATGGTGTTGTGTGACATGCCGATGCGGGTTTCAAACGTTGGGCTGCCCTGGACCGACAGGTTCCACACCGGCCCCGAGTAGTCTATTTTCTTGACGCTGCTTACGCTTCGCAGAACGAAGCTGTACGACTTTTTTGGTGTGGCAAGGTCGGCAGCCCCATCCGTATGGCCATCCTTGAGCGGTGAAATACCAATGCTTG